GTTGAAGAGATTGCGGGATTCCCGTTTATGAGTCATGATGACCTTGTAGACTCGACGGTAATGGCGCTGATGCGGTTTAGGCAGGGTGGATTCATTAGATTACCGAACGATGAACCTGAAGAGATTCAATTATTTAGATCGAAAAAACGGTCTTACTACTAAGGAAGAATTATGGCAATAGATAAGGCACTCTACCAAGCCCCTATGGGTATTGACGAAGCTGCGGCAATGGAAGAACCGATGGAGATCGAGATTGAGATCGAAGATCCAGAATCCGTACAGTTAAGCATTGATGGGATGCCAATTCTACGCATGGAAGAAGGCGAAGACGAAGATGAGTTTAATGCCAACCTTGCTGAAAGCATGGATGAAGGTGAGTTAACTGAACTTGCTGGTGATTTGATTGGTGACTTTGATTCTGACATCTCATCCCGTAAAGATTGGATACAGACCTACGTTGATGGTCTTGAGTTACTCGGTTTGAAGATTGAAGAGCGTTCTGAGCCATGGGAAGGCGCATGCGGTGTGTATCACCCACTCCTCTCCGAAGCCTTGGTGAAGTTCCAGGCAGAGACAATGATGTCAATATTCCCTGCAGCAGGACCCGTAAAAACACTCATCATCGGTAAAGAGACACCTGAGAAGAAAGCGGCGTCTGAGCGTGTTCGTGATGACATGAACTATCAGTTAACCGACGCAATGCCTGAGTACCGTCCTGAAACAGAGCGTATGTTATGGGGTTTGGGTCTTGCAGGTAATGCGTTTAAAAAGGTGTACTACGACCCAGCACTTGAGCGTCAAGTAGCACTTTACGTACCAGCAGAAGACGTAGTTGTGCCATACGGCGCATCAGATTTAGCGTCATCCCCACGGGTAACACACGTCATGCGTAAGACCGAGAACGAGCTGCGCAAGCTGCAAGTAAACGGGTTCTACCGCGATATTGACTTAGGTGATCCAGTTAACTCACTCGATGAAGTAGAGAAGAAGATTGCTGAGAAGATGGGCTTCCGTGCATCTACGGATGATCGCTATAAGATTTTAGAAATGCACGTTGACCTTGATCTTCCTGGTTTTGAGGACAAGGATGAAGATGGTGAGCCAACAGGTGTTGCGCTGCCATACGTGGTAACTATTGAGCAGGGGACCCAAAATGTTCTTTCGATTAGACGCAATTACCAGCCTGATGACAAGACTAAGCAAAAGCGTCAGCACTTTGTTCACTACGGATATATACCTGGTTTTGGTTTCTATTGTTTTGGTCTTATCCATCTTATCGGTGCTTATGCTAAATCTGGTACTTCCCTTATCCGCCAACTGGTTGACGCGGGAACCCTTGCTAACTTGCCAGGCGGCTTTAAGACCCGCGGATTGCGGATCAAAGGTGACGACACCCCGATCAGCCCAGGCGAGTTCCGTGACGTAGACGTACCAAGCGGAAGCATGCGGGATAACATCCTGCCCCTGCCATATAAAGAACCTAGTCAGGTTCTGGCTCAATTGATGGACAAGATTATTGAAGAAGGTCGCAGATTTGCTAACACGGCAGATTTGAACTTATCGGATATGTCTGCCAACGCCCCTGTTGGTACTACTCTGGCTATCTTAGAGCGTACATTGAAGGTTATGTCTGCAGTTCAGGCACGTATTCATTACAGCCTCAAGCAAGAGTTAAAGCTCTTAAAAGTAATTATTGCTGACTACACACCAGATGAGTACACATATGAGCCAGTTGAGGGATCACGTCTTGCGAAGAAATCAGACTATGACAACGTGGACGTTATTCCTGTCTCAGACCCTAATGCGTCGACAATGGCGCAGAAGATCGTACAGTACCAAGCAGTTTTGCAGTTGGCTCAAGGGGCGCCACAACTATACAACCTTCCGTTGCTCCATCGCCAGATGCTCGATGTTCTGGGAATTAAAAATGCGAACAAGCTCATCCCGCTGGAAGAAGATCAGAAACCAACTGATCCAGTATCGGAGAACCAGAACGTACTCATGATGAAGCCCGTAAAAGCGTTTCAATATCAGGACCATCAGGCACATATCACCGTGCATATGTCTGCTATGCAGGATCCCAAGATCCTGGCTCTGTTGCAGAACAACCCAATGGCTCAGGCGCTCCAGTCAGCAATGATGGCGCACATAAACGAGCACTTAGGTTTCCAGTACCGTATTGAGATTGAGAAGCAGTTGGGCGTCTCTATGCCACCTAAAGCAGATGAAAACGGTGAAGACATCAACATGGACCCAGCAGTAGAGGCGAGGTTAGCCCCGATGTTGGCACAAGCGGCTACGCAGTTACTCCAGATGAACCAGCAGCAAGCTGCCCAGCAACAAGCAATGCAGCAAGCGCAAGACCCACTCTTACAGTTACAGCAGCAAGAAGTTCAGATCAAGCAGGCTGACCAGGCTCGTAAAGCCGCTAAGGACATGGCAGACGCTGAGATTGAGAAGCAGAAACTGATAATTGCCGAGCAGAAGGTTCAGATTGATAAAGCCAAAGCAGTTGCAAATATACAACACGATGCAGATAAACAAAAGTATGACGCTCTCAAGTCCGCAGCGACTATGAAGAACGAGAAAGAGAAAATGATGTTGCAAGCAGGTGTTGACGCTTTGAAAGAGCACTATAAACCCAAAAAAGGAGCGTAATTGGATAACTTAGACTATTTATTGAAGGAATACATCGACAGGATGGACTTTCTCAAGGGCGGACTAGCCCAAGGCAATATTCCGACAATGGAAGAATACCGATACGTATGTGGTCAGATTCGAGGTCTCGAGGCTGCGTGCGGAACAATTCAAGACCTCAGAACCAAAATGGAGAACTCGGACAATGAGTGAACTAAACCTTAGTAAAGCAATAGATTTATCCGCAGTATTGAACAAAGAAGCAGAAGAAAGAGCATCACAACTACCTAAACCGCAGGGCTACCGTATTTTGTGTGCAATTCCTGAAGCAGAAGAAGCGTTTGACAGCGGCATTATCAAGTCAGATGAGACCCGTAGGCATGACGAATTATTGACTACAGTGCTGTTTGTAGTTGATTTAGGGCCTGATTGTTATACAGACAAAACTAGGTTCCCTAACGGGCCATGGTGTAAAAAGGGCGATTTTGTCCTAGTTAGACCCAATGCTGGCACCCGTTTGGTTATCCACGGTCGAGAATTCCGCATTATTAACGATGACTCTGTGGAAGCTGTAGTTCAAGACCCACGCGGCATTAAACGCAAATTTACTTAAGGAGCTGGACATGGCTGAATTTAAAGGTGAAGAATATAAGTTTCCCGATGAACAAGAGGAAGTAACTAAGGGTAAACCCGTAGATACAGAAGAAGCTCTTGAGATCGAGGTAGAAGACGACACCCCCGAAGAAGATCGGGGTAGAACTCCTCCAGATGCTGAGAAAGTTAAGCAGCTTGAGGTAGACGTTGATGATTTAGACAAATACAGCAAAGAAGCTAAAGACAAGCTAATCCGCATGAAACGTGTGTGGAATGATGAGCGTCGGGCTAAAGAAGCTGCTGACAGAGAGCGTACGGCTGCAGTAGATGCTGCTCAGCGTTTGATGGAAGAAAACCGTCGTATCAAGCAGATGCTAGAGAACGGTCAGGAAGAATATAAAGCAGCAATGACTTCCACGACCGAGATGCGCCTTGAAAAAGCCAAGCGCGACTATAAAGAAGCGTACGACTCTGGCGACACAGACAAGGTTATCGAAGCGCAGCAAGCTCTGACAGATGCTCAGATGTTGTTAGAAAGGGCGAAAAACTTTAAGTTACCCCCTTTACAAGATGACAGATATGATGTACAAACGAGTCAACAGCAACAATATGCACAACCGCAAGCTACGGACGAGAAGTTAGCGGAATGGCAAGGTCGTAATTCCTGGTTCGGACAAGACGAGGAAATGACTGCAGCAGCTCTGGGTCTCCACGAGAAGCTGAAACGCCAAGGAATGCAGATTGGGTCTGATAAATATTACGCAACGTTGGACGAGACAATGCGGAAGCGGTTTCCTGAGAACTTTGATGATGACCAGGATCCACTAGAAGAAGTAGAAGTTAAGGAAAAGCCCAAAGGGGACAGTCCCAAAGCAAAGCCTGCCACGGTCGTAGCCTCT